ATCCGCCCTTGCTCATTGTCCTCCCCCACAAAGAAAATCGTGTTGTCGAACGTCAAGACGCAGTCACGCGAGGTTGCCCCACGCGAGAAAATGCGGCCTTGATACCGCTGGAACGGACCATCACTCAGGCCGGTCGGAAGCCAGACCTCCGCGCTTTCGGAATCGAACAGCCAAAGCTCTGCTGCCGTCGAAACCGTGGCCACCGAGTTATCCGGCGAACTTTCAGCGGTGAAGAAGTCCAGCGGGTCAATCGTAATCTCGCCGGGCCGGATGAAGTATCGCCGACCAATCCCGCCAACCTGAACGACGATATAGCCGTTAATCTCGGTCACATCCGTCGCGGTGTAAGCCTCAGGAACCGTGACTTCATCGACATTGGCCCCGTCGTAAAGATACAGCACCCCACCCGCGACAAAGAACAACCCTTGCACAAGGTCCGTCCCGGCCCACCGGATCAGGTCGGTTCCGGCAATCTCGGTGACGCCACCGGCAAATGCCACAAGCGAGCCGTCCCGATATAACTTGTCACCGGAGACATTGAACAGATCACCCGAGAACAGGCCGTCTTCATGGAACACGCCGCGTTGAGGACCAGCGCCTACCGTGGAGTCCAGCACCAGACCGGGCCTTGGCAGGATAGCAACGCCCGTTACTTGGTTAGACGTAGCGCTTTCGACATAGCGGTTTATCAGGCGGACAGGAGGAAGTTTCCCGACGACCCTCTTGTCATACGTCGTGCCGAGAAGCGCAGCGGGCATACAGGTTCAGCCCTTAAGCAGCCCAAACAATCGAGAGGCCCAACACATCGCCAGCGCCAACCGCCGTGTTGTTATTGTCCGCAGCGCCAGTCACCAGTCCGTAACCAATGCCGACCGCAAACCCGAACGGAACCGGGAACGAGAACGCCGCCGTTGCCGGAAGGGCATACGTCAGGACCGGAACGTCAGTCCCCACGGTCGGGGCCGTCGCCTTGTCGTAGAACTTGAGATAGATCACGCCAGCGGAAGCGTTGTAGCCATTGACGCTATAAATCGCGCCCGGATTGGCGCTAATGAGCGTGGCGTTGTTCGTCGCTGCGCTGGACGGCAACCGGGCCGCAGTCGTGGAAGCCGAGCCAGCACCGAACATGGTCGTAACCGGCATGGGCTTGGCGTAGCTAACCGGAACGTCACCGCCGTTCGGGCTTTCGTAAAAACGGGTAACGCCGCTCATTATGCGTATCCTCTGTAGGGGTATTGCGGTTGAAGGAAGACAGACGACGGGCGGTCGAACCCACTAAGTTTATCGTAAAGCTCACGAGCCATTGCTACAATCTTTGACGCAACAACCGGCCTAGTCTCGGTAATGCCGAAGGTGTCCAGCAAACGAGCGGCGAGGTTATACGTCACCGTCTCACACCACTCCTGCGGAACATCAAGGTTCTGATCGAGGTCCGTTACGTCCTCAATCACGCGGGCCGTGGTGCAAAGGATATTGGTTTCGACAGGCGGAACCGGCCAAAGCGTCATCGTCACTGTGTCGCGCTTGCGGCGGAAATAGAAGATAGTCGGGCTTCCCGGAGCGGTCTTGTTCGGGAGGGTGATATACTCACCGCGCTCCCACCGAGCCAGAATCCGCTGGAACGTCGGGTCAATCTCAACCCGCGCCTCTTGTACGTCCAGCACCCGAGGATCAAGCGTCACGGTCTCAGTCGCGGCGGGGAACACAATCGTTTCCTCTTCCTCGCGCCAGAGGTTGCAGCCGTCCGACTGCCAGCTTTTCAGCATCCATTGCAGTTGAGTAAGGCCCTGCGCGGCGTCGTCAGCGGAAGGCGTCTCACCGCCACCCAGCACCGTAATCAGCGTCAAGGCTTGCGTGATTACGTCTCGCGCAGTGAACGTCTCGTTGATCGTGCCGCTAGTCGCCATCGCTAAAGGTCTTCCGGCAAAACAGGATCGTTTACGTCAATGAACAGGTTAGGCGGACGCGGGGAAATGTCGGGAAGCGGTACGCCCTCCGGTCCCACGTCGGGAGCCGTCAAGATAGCAGGGCGAGGATCAAAGCAGGTGTCGATGCAAACCATCAGGCCCGTCCACTCCTTCGCCACATCAGGACGACGGCGCTTGAACGAACATCGTTGACAAATTGCCCACGTTCCGCCGGGGATGTAGTCCGGTGCGCCTCTGGTATCTGGACGGATGCTCATCGCGAAGCCTCCAGATAGCGGATCGCCGATTGAAGGCGCTCCACGCTATCGCCAAGCGCACCGATAGACTGATTGCAAGGCGAGCAAAGCAGCCCTCTAATCTTTCCGGTGGTGTGGCAGTGATCCACGGCGAGTGACCTGTGTTTGTCTTTCTGGTGACAGATGGCGCAAACGCCATTCTGCTTAACAAGACGGTCGGCATATTCCTCAAAGGACATACCAAAGCTTTTCTTTAAATCGTAGCCTTTGGATCGGACGGGGTTTTTCGCCCGCCACTTCCGCTGTTGCAGCGCCTTCCATTCCCGGTCTTCTGTAAGTTCCGGACGCGCCGCCCGCTCAAACCAAAAGAAGTTGTTAGGACCGAACGGCTTTCTAGGGTCTAGCCGCTTTAGATGGAAATCGCCGTCTGGTCTTTCTCCCACGTCCTCAAGAAAGGCGTAAAAGTCATCCCATCGGTCTTCGCGGCCCTCTGCCACTCTCTTTGTGCCACGCCATGCGTGGTTAAGCGGATGCTTGTTTCTGTCGCCCCAATCATCGGGCCTCGTAACCTTGAAGGCGTCTCCGTGATGCCTCCACCTTGAATAATGTGTCTCGCAGAGTTGCCTCGCTGTCGAGGGCTTCTGGCAGACAATACACGGGGGTCCGGGGTTTTTCCTAGGCATAAGCCAGAGATTAACATCAGACCCCCGTGGTTGCAATCATTGGAGTGGCGAACTACTCAACTTCCGGCCACACCGAACGCCCCGCGCCAGTCGCCCCATCCGGGAACGAAACGAGCGGTAGCCTTGGCCTTCAGGTTCTCGGTGTCGAAGTCGTTGTCGCGCTCAAGCTCGACTTCACGACGCCACAGAGACTTCAGGCCACCCGGAACGTCCGTCTTCAGGAACCACGAATCGAGGTCCGTCAGGTACGGGTTGGAAATGTAGCCGTCTTGCAGCAGGCCCATCGAACGAATGGCGTTGATGTCATTGTTCGCCGTGCCGGTACGCAGGTTCGACTTCAGAATCCGCTCCGCGTTGAACGCTTCGGTCGGATTGACCATCAGCTTCGTCGGCGCAACCGGGATATTCAGACCACGCGAGTTCTTCATCTGCATCAGAACCTTGATGGCGTCCTCAAGCGAGGCTTCCGAAAGGTCCGCAGCAGCGGAGAGCGTGTTGGCCTGATTGCCCGAAAGCGTCGGGTGAGCCGTCGAGAACAGCGCAACACCGTCGCCACCAGCATAAGCGCCGCCGGTAAAGCCACGGTTCAGGATGTTGGCATGGACGATCTCGATAGTCGTGGACATGGAGAAGGCCAGCGACGACGCGCGGGTTTCGGAGACTTCCCGGTAAAGGTCGTCCTCTTGTTCCTCGCGGGTGACGATGTAACCCAGTCCGTACACGACGTGGTACAGGGTGTTCTTGTAGCCCTGTTGATCCGAGTCGTACGCGATAGAAGCGCCTTCAGCCTTGACAGGAGCCAGACCGAAGCCGGTAGCTTCAATCAGGTATTCCCACGCCTTGTCCGACTTCTCCTTGTCGAAGAACTGGGTAAAGATTTTCGGGTATTTCCCGTATTCCTTACCGAACCACAGCTTTACGCCGGGCCATAGCGCGTCGGGGTGATTTGAGCGAGTGATTACAGCCATTGTTCAAACCCTCCCTTAAATGCCAAGGCCGCTGGCGATACCAGCTTCGGTCGGCAGGTTGATACGAACGAGAACGTCAGCGTAAGCACCGAACTCGTTGTTGATTTGCGGCTCAAGGCCGAGAATGCGAACCTGATAGGTCGCGTCAGCAGCCGGGGTCGAGCCGTCCAGAACGAAGCCGGACCACTTGGTAGCAGTCGAACCCGAACCGGCGGTCAGGTTGGCGTTTTCACCAACTTGGGTCGCAATCACACCGTCAGCGTCAGCCTGAATCACGAACTCAAGGAACGGATCATCAGCGATCAGGACGTTCATCGCAGTCGAAGCCGGACGATAGCCATACGGGGTGAAGGCCGGGGAGGGCTGGAAACCAACAACGACGCCGGAAATCCGGTTGGTCGCGCCAGCGGTTGCGCGGGTCACGGTCGGGTACGATTCAGGACCAGCCTGAGCGTTGCCGGACGAACCGGCGAGAATGACGGGATCACCGATGAACAGGGCCACGTTATCCGTGTCGGGCACGAAATAAGTGTTGCAGCCGCCGCTATACGGCGAACCGTCACGCTCACGCAGGGGCTTAAGCCCGTACGGAGCATTGGGGTTAGCCATTGGATAGACTCCTTGTTAGGGCTTGAAGCCCTTAATGACGTTATCGGAAGGGGCGTAGATGCCCGCAGAAGATGAGGCCGAAGCCCCCGAACCTTCACCCTTCAGCGCAGACCGCTCGATTTGATTCATGCGGTCCAGCTTGGTTTTCCGGTCCTCTACCGCGAACTCCTTGGGTTTCCGAAGGAGTCTAGCGACTATCGGCTCACCACGGCCATTCGTGCCTACGGTTCGCCCTTCAACCCCATCGACTACATCATAGTAGTTCCGTTGGGTCAGATGCTCGATACGGCCACCTTCATCATTGACCCACCGAAGCTCACAGTCAGCGTTAGCACTGATTACTTCAGCGGGCAAGCCGAGGCGCATGACCGTCATTGTATCGAGAGTGCCGTTGTCTCGCTCACGACGCTCGCGCATTTCAGCAAGGCGACGGGCAGACATACCCGAAGACTTGGCTTCCGGCTTCGGCGTGGGTTCAGCCAGAACAGGCGGCGTTTCAACGTAGGGGCCGCGTTCCGGGCTAGTATCGGCTGCGTCGGTCATCTTCGGTTTCCTGTTGTACGGGCGGGCCATCAGTCGCGCCCCATTTCTTTGTCATACATGGAGCAGTATTCCGCCACGCTATCGGCCCGGCCACGATCAACCGCAGCCTTGGCCGCTTGCAGTACCGCCGGAGGATAGGTCTTCTTCGGAGGGGGAGAACTACGCGAGCCGCCCTCGACAGACGGAGGCGTCCGGCGTTCAGCGGGTTTGTCGAACAACTCAGGGAACCGCTTACGCACCTTTTCAGACGCATAAGCCAACTGCGCTTCCGGGTCTTTGCCTTCCGACGCAGCAACGCCAGCCATCGCCGTAGCGTAAGCAGACGCCTCGGTGTCCACACCGAACCACGGATTGTCAGCCTTGAACTTGGACTTGTAGTCGGTTTGAACAGGCGTCCGGTCCAGCGCGTCAATCTGCGCCGAGACTTGTCGGGCAGCGGTCGGATCGTTGGCGTCCACAGCCTCCGCAAACTGCCGTTCCAGCGCCTTGCGTTGTTTGGCAAGCTCACGTTCAAGAATGCGTTCGTTGGTTTTGGACAGGCCCTTAACCACGTCCTTAACCTCGCCAAGCTCACGCTTCAGCGTCCGGTTTGCATCGACCGTGTGTTTGACGAACTCGCCAGCATCACGCCAGCCGGAGTCGTCACCCTTCCAGTCTTCTTTCGGTCGCCAGCCCATGTCACGGGCGAGGCTTTCCAGATCAGGCGTAGAAGCCTCACCACGGGCCGGAGCATCGTTAGGCGCATCAGGGAGCGAAACATCAGGGAGAGGCGCGCTAGGGGCCTCGGGAGCCATTTGTACGTCGGTCATTCGATCACCGCTGCAATAGCCTTGTCTTTCACAAGGCGGAATTCATCATCACCCTCTTTCCAGAGGATGCCTTCGTAACGGGCAAAGATTACCCGATCACCGATTTCAGGTTTCGCCCCCTCGGGCCATTCGGCATAGTCAAACGCCGCAGGGGACATTGAGACGATAACACCACGCTGTTGTGCGTGTTTGTCCGTCTCTACAGTCTGGTCAGAGAGGATAATCCCCCCTTTAGTCTTCTGTTCTGCCGGATCAGGCCGGATCAGCACGTTATATTCAATCGGTCGAATCATGGATTTCTTTCAAACCTTCAAAGGTTACTTCCGACATTGCCGCGTAAGCATCAGCGCGGGTACGCAACTCGTTGAGCAAGAGAGGGTCAGCGACGCCGCCCTCCCATGATGCGTCAACCCATGCCCGGCGCTGGGCCTCCGACGACTTCTTGAGCGCCGCCATTACCCAAGTCGTAACCGGGTTGTTGCGCCACTGGTCCCATTCCTCCGCTTCCATTCATCACTCCTCGCTCTGCCACTAAGGAGAGCTTATCCATCGCATCAGCGCGATTCTTTGTAGCCGTCGCCTCATTGAGCGCGGCTTTGCTTTCCTTCTCCTTCAGGTCCGCAATCATCAGCGGGTTAGGGGGAGGAGGGCCTTCAGGTTTGGGCGGGAACAGCTTCTCAGTGTCCGCAATGTCCGCAGCCTCGAAAATACGCTTCAGGATTTCCTCATCGTTGAGGCCTTTGCCGAGGAATCCTTGCAGGAATCCGGCTTTCGCCATCCGCTGCATGTTCGTCACCGAGGCAGGGTCAGCCACCGGCTGAATGTCCAGATCGGCCTCGTTGAAATCCTTCGCCAGCGTCGCACCGGGCATATCCAGAACCCGCGCGTATTCTTCCGGGTCGCCGTACCGGCTAACGCAGTCGTACAGCAGTTGGAATTCCTGCTTGGCCGAGCGGTAAATCCGCTTGTAGATCGCCGTGAACGTCTGCAACCCTTGCTCAATCAGGGCCAGCGTCGCCGTTGCCGTCTGTGACTTGCCAGCCTCGCCCGTCAGCACGTCCTTAACCGACGAAATATCCCTCGCCGCGTCCATGAGCATCCCAAGCAGCTCAAACAGGACAGGGCTAGGCGCAGGCATAGGCCGATCATAGATCGCGCCCCGAATGTCCCCGCCCGGTACGTTCACCACCTTGTACTCAGAGGGCGAGAACCGCAGCACGTTCGTCTGGCCCGACCCTTGAAGCCTCAGACCCGCCGCAAGGAACCCGCCACCCGCAACCTGCGCATGGCCAGCGTCTAGCAGTTGGTTGATGATCGTATTAACCACCGCATTGATCGGGGCCAGCAAGTGACCGAAGCCAATGTCATAGAAGCGGCCTTTCGGATCAGGCAGGAAGCTGTACTTAACGAACGGGCACCAACGCTCAATCCGGATAACGGTCTTGCCGTCCTCCGCAATCTCTAGGTCCAACTCGTCGTAAGCCGCTTCAATCCGCATCACCTGCGTTGATTCAACGTCAACCGTGATGATGTAAGGCTCTTCAACCCCGTCACCGTCCAGATCGTGCATCCGGTGCTGTTCGATGAACTGGCGCGGCTTTTGCTCGTCCTCGTTACCGTCCAGCAGCAGGTCAGTCTCGCGGTACATCCCCGACCGCTGGCGTTCCGTGATCTGATACGGGAAGACCTCGAAATCCTGCGTAATGCGCGGGGCATCCTTCAACGCCTTCGCATCGCTAGGAACAGTCAGGTTCAGCGCATTAACGAACTCGCTGCACGGCCTGCGCTTGTGAGCGTCGTAATAGACCTTACGGAACCCACAGCCGCTAATCGGCAACTGATTAAGCAACACGTCCGTATCGCCTTCCCAATCGGCAATGCGGTAGAACAGTTGATAGTTGAGGTAGTCCTTGACCCGATCAGCCCGCGCTTGCTTCTCGCCCGATTCATCCCGGCCAAGCACAGCCACGGACACAGCATCGCCCGGCTTCACAATGGCAGGATAGGCCCTCGCCGCGAACTGTTGAGCCGCCACAGTAATCAGCGGATATTGGACGTTAGCCGACCGATCAAACGGATAGGTCTTGTCGCCCGGCGCGTCCTGTGCCGCAGCACTTAGCGCAGCCTCTGTCTGCGTCTTCCAGTCATTGCGAGCGCCGTCGTCCATGCTCCAGTCTTCAACGCATTGCGCGCCAAGGGAGCCTAGGATCGTCTCGCCAAGGTATTGCTCAATGATTGCCGAAGCATCACCCGTGGACGCAGCCAGCAGCAGGATCAAAGGCGTCTCATCTTCCATCCCGCCCGCATCGTCCAGATCAACGCCCTCTGTCGGGTCGCTTACCTCACCATACTCCGGAGCCGCATACGTGTTGCCGTCGTAGTCATCGACCATGCTCATCTAGTACCCTGTCACGCTGGATTGGCCACGTTGTACCGGAGCCGGTTCGCTATACTGCAAATCATACCCCACAGGCACCGCAAATGTAAGCGCCGCCGCATCGCCCAAGTCAGGGCTAAACCCAAGCCGCTCCCTGATCTTGTCTTTCGACTCCAACGTAAGCTCATTGTTAGAGCTATGCCGCGTCGCGCCAGAACCCCACACCGCCGAAGTCTCGTCAGCGTGGAACACATCATCATCCGGCACCTGAACGCCAGCCGGGTCCATGTACCAATCACGCTTGATATCCCACATCTCAGCCCGGCGGTTGGCATAAAGCTCGTCACCAGTCGGGCCAATACCCAACGGACTAGAGCCGAAGTTCACCGCGTTGACCCTGTGACCTAGCCCCATCTCCGCAAGCCGGTCGTAAACGCCCGCACCAAGCCCGCCTACGTCGATGTTCATGATGGCTTGAGGGAACTTCTTGAGCAGACCAAACGCCTTGCCAGCCACCACCATCAAGTCTCTGTCGTCCCACCGCTCACAGACGAACGAACCCATCACCCGGCCAACACGATCAACCACGCCGGTCTTGTCACCACCACCGCGCGCCGGGTCGAGGCCAATCACCATCGAGCCAATGGGCGGAATCTTGTTCTTACGCGCCACAGCCACAGCAGGCGAGGGAATGAAACTGTTACCAGCCGTCTGGAACGCCTCATCAGCAGTCGCCGGGTACTCCTGCATGAACTTCCAGCAAGGCGTGTCATCAGGCTCGCCGATGGCCGAGGCCATGTCGCGGTTTTTGCAGAACGCCCAGTAAAGCTGCTCGGGATCAAGCGCGCTGTTTCGCCCGTATTCTATCCACCCGATATGTTCAGGGTCGCGCTGCGGCGGGTAGGTGTGGCCTTCAGAAACGGGCTTACGGTAGTCCTCCCCCCAAAACCACGGAATGAAAATAACCTCTTCGTCGCCATCACCCCGTTGCGCCGCAGCGTAACGCCGCTGAAACACGTTGCCGATCCCGTTCGCCGTACTCTCCAACAGGCGTTCTGTCCCCGGCACGTCGGCAATGGCTTGGAACGCCCCGTCAATGTGGGTCTCAGCGTTAGGCCAGAAGGCACTTTCGGAGCCGTGGAAAAGCTGCAAGGTCGATGACCTGCCCACACCCTTAGTTCCGGCAGTCGCGACAGCATACGAACAATCATTGTCCGCGAACGCCAGCTCCTTCGCGTTTGAAGCCTTTGTCTTTGGCTTTACGAAGGATGGCGCGTTGTCGTGAAACCGCTGCGCCATAGCGAACATGTTGTCGGTGGCGGGCTGTTCATGCGTCAGGATAAACGCCTGAAGCCCTTGCCCACCCCACAGACGCCAATAGAACCGGCCCTGAATGTATGTGCTGGCTCCGAGTTGTCGGCCTTTGAGGATAATGGCGCGCACCTTGCCGGTCTTACGCCGCTGGTCCTCTAGCTTCTCGTGGAGATACCGCTGCGCCCGGTTGAGATTGAACGGCTTGACCTCTCCGGTCTTTGTGCGGATGAATAAGCAGTTCCGCGCGAAAAACTCAAAGTCATCACGCAAGCGATGGACCTTGGCCAGCTCCTCCGGGGTTAGTTGGCCGTCGAAAGCCATTCACGCACCGTTACGGAGCCGGAATGCTCAACATCAATCTTGTCGCCGTACTTCTTCGGCAGGAGCTTGGACGCCACCCATTTACGTGCATCAACCCGGAGACGGTCGCGAGCGGTCAGGGCAACCTTTTCCTCACCACCGAGGCTGGTCCCGTCTGCAATCGTGACGATGTCGTCGGCGTGGGTTTCGGCCTGAACCTCTCTGGCCCTCACGTATTGCTCTTTAAACTCGTCTTTCTCCGCGACCCAGCGCAGCACGGTTCCGACCGCTGGCATTGCATCGTCACGACAGATAGACCGCAGCGACTCACCGTCAGCTAGCCTTGTGCAAATGTCGTCGGCTAATGCGAGGGTGAAATCGGAAGGGCGGCCGCCGGGCATTACGCAGCCTCTGAAGTGATAATGGCGGCGCGCAGAACCGCCCTTGCGCGGACCTCGCCGGTTTCGTGGTCTGTTTCTTCCTCTACCGTCATCGGGCCGCGAGCGAACACTACGCTTCCGTCTGGAACGGCCTTTAGACCGTCCATCATGGCTTTGATGGCATCTTCAGCGCGAGCGATTGGCGGAACGATTGGGCCAGAACCTAAAGCAGCGCCGTTAACCCACGTCAGCATAGGAATGGTCCGGCTGTTTTCTGTCGGCTCAGTCCGAGGCTCTAACGAGAAGTCACCACCCATAACCACGACACGGAACCGCTGCGCCAATTCTTGATTGGCCGCTCTGGCCAAGGCGTCGAGTTGTTTGCGGCGGTTGTCATTCATTACTCGTCACCCTTTACGGCAACGTAAGCCTCTAGGGCTGCACGGGTTGAGGCTCTCCAGTCTTCGCGGAGTCCTTCAAGCGCGCTTTCCCACGAGGGAAGCTGGTCAATGATTTCAGCGGGGCAACGCGAGCGAGCAACAGTCCAAGCCGCTTT